GAAGTATAAAAAAAGGGATAAACTATCTCTAGATCATCCCTCTTAGGTGTTATTGTAACCAAACAATATACATGCAGTACAAATATACTTATTTTTTTCTTCTGAGAATTAATTTTATTAACTTTCCTACAAAGCCTGACTGCTCATTAACATCTACATTTACCTCACCATTGGTCACTTGTACATCTACCTTCTCAGTGTCTACTTTTAAGCTCTTAGAGTCACTATCTTTATGAAAGTCTACGTCTACCTTAGGAGTGTCTACTTTAATATCTGTAGTGCCATCTTTTCTAGTCACTTTAACATCCACATTCTTAGTGTCAATGTTGATGTTGATGTCTTTTTTCTTTTTGGGTGTCTTCATTATGCTTCGTTTGTGCTTATTATTCCTTTATTTGATAATTCTATTTTTCTCACATTAGATGGCTGTGCTATTTTCCAAGCAGTTCTTCTTGCCTGGTGTAATCTTGACTTAGCAATTCTCATCACATTCACCTGGTTGTTTTGGTTACCACCTAACACATGATAGTGTGTTCTATCCTCACCAACATACAAGCCTACATGACCACCACCATCTCTCTTGAAGGTAAGTACATCACCTAACATAGGAGTGCTTTCTTTTGTGCCATACTTAGCCCAGTTCAATGCCCACAATGGACTATCTACTACTTGAACACCAGCCTTGTGAGCACAGTAAGCAATGAATAGACCACACCAAGGTATCTCATCATTAGTGTATGCCTTAATACCAAGCTGTTTAGCCCAGTCTAAAATGATAGGATTGTGAGCTTTGCCTACTATCTCTTTAGTACCTATTAGCTTGACAGCTTGTACTAATATTCTAGGAGCAGTCTCTTCTTTTAGCCAGTTATAATTCATAGTATAGTATTATAATAACTCCCATTAAAAGTCCACATACAAATCCTAATAAGAATTCCATCACTTCTGTACTGTTAGTTGAGATAAAGTAGCTCCAATTGTGCCAGCAGTTACTAAGTAGCCAGCCATATCTACTACAATAGTAGGTAGTGTGAATGGAGAAGTCAATAAAACAGCTCCAATACTACCTATAGTGATTGATAAATTCCTTACTTTAAGCCAAAAATTAGGTGTTTTGGCACACCATCTGTCTCTTAGTGTCATTTTACTAGTTGTATTTCTATTAGTTTCTTAACTGACTGAGTCAACTCACTAATGTGCTCAGCTAAATGTTTAATCTCAAGCTGAGTCATCTTCTCAATAGCATCACTTCTGTGCCTTGCTTCATTATCGACTAGGTCAATCTTACCTTTAAGTTGACTTACATCAGCTATAATCTCTTTCTGTTCATTTACTACAGCCTTAATGTCACTATGTACATTCTTTAAAAAGTAACCTATCCCTGATAATAGGATAGTAATAATTGTAAAAGCTATCTCATTGAATCCCATCACAAAATAAGTATTGAATTGTTATAACCATTCTCTCTCATACCTCCACATGGGCATCCACTATGACATTGACCGACACAATTGCATGAACAAGCATCAATCATAGGTCTAAGGTCAGTATCTCTGTTAGTAGGATCTGTGAAACCAGGATAAAGGTCTTTATTAGCTATAAGATATCTGATTAATCTCTGCTCATAAAATGATGCCTTCTGTGCGTAGTGCTCCATTCCAAATGCTACCTCACTTCTGCTCACAGATGATGAGAAGTCACCAAATTGAGTCTGCAGTCCTTTGTTCTTTAACTGATAAGTCAATCCAAAGATAGCATCTTCTGCACTTCTCCATGCAATTACTGGCTGTATAAAGGTAACAAGTATCTCCTCATCATTGGTAAGAGTCTGAGCATTGTATGCAGCAAGTAAATAGTTGTAGTAAGTAGTGCCTAAGATAGGCATAACTCTAAGCTGTGCCTGAGTAGCTATGTATGGAGTAACATCAGTCACATCTACATTGGCTGTGATTGGTGTATTGACCTTAAGATAGGTTTCTGTTATAAAATAGATCATAGTGTTGGTGTTTCAGTTGGCATTACGTCACCACCTTCAATTGGTGGTAAAGATGCAAGTGCTCTCACTTCATTTGGAGTCATTGCATTAAGTACTTTTGTAGCCACCAATGGTGATAGTGAGTTAATTGCATCAGCTGTTTTAGATGCGTCACCTTCAATCTCAACAATTGTCTCATTGATAATTTGAAAGTTGTTGATAGTGTATTCACCTGGTATCTTAGCGATCTCTAAAAGCTCATTAACTATCTCCTCAACTTGAGTTCTTAATGGCATTACTACATTCTTCTCAAAGATGACATAGGCTTGTTTGATATCAGCTCCACCACCTAATGAGCCAGTAGTGCGAACACCCATAAGTATAGGATCAATTGTGTGAGCAAAACAAATCTGTTCAGTATTCAATGCTGATGCTTCATGAAAGAGCTTATCATTGCCATTAGTAGGTAGTGATTCTATCTTTGGCAATTGGTCAGCTGAGTTAGCAAAGAATGCTACAGCCTTACCAGCATTAGCCGCACCTTTAAGCCTATCAATTGTGTGCTTGATCATTGACTTCTCCTCTTCTGACTGTGGTCTCTTAGGAAACATCATAGCAAATGAAGGAAAGACACTATTTTGAATGTTACTCTTTGCAAAGTAGCTCAACTCACCACTAAGGAAAGCAAAATTTAGAGCACTGGTGTACTGTGGCAAAGGATACCATTCTTGTCCTAGTGTCATAATCTCATAGACATACAACTGCTCTAGGTCACTATTAGTAGGATGATATTTTTTTATAGATGTTACGTCAATTCTAGCTGACCAGTCATCACATAAAAAGTAAGTCTGCTTATCTCTAGCAATTCTAACCTTCTCAGGTGATACATTGTAAATCTTGTATAGCTCTCTCTTTGCATTGTAGCACAGCTTGAAGTATACTCTATGGTGTACAGTCAACTGTTGAGCTATTGCTCTCTCTACTTTGCCTAGTTTTATTTTCTTTTCAAATGTGTACAGCTTGAGCTTGTCCTCATTGGTCATTCCTTCACTCTTAAGAGTGTAACCACCACCTACTACTGAGTTAGTTTTGAAATCCACAATAGCTCCATGTAAAGGTGATGTATAGTAGAGCTGATTAAGTAGCTCAGGGAACATGTTATCTTGACCGAATGGTATGTATCCAGCTATCTGATATCTACCATTCACATAAGGTAGTGACAAGTTAGCATCACCTACTCTACCAAATGGTGTACTGAAAGACTGATAGCCTTCTGTTATTTCTATACCTTTAGGCTTCTCGCCTATAAATCTACTATACCAAGCCATTAGTCATAAATTGAGTTAATAATTGCACCAGCTACTACCATTCTACCCTCTTCAATCATATTCAATCCCACTGGATTAAGTGTCGGTGTAGAGCTTTCATAGACCTTATATCTATACTGACCTTTAATAAAGTCAATATCTATAGGGTCAGTGATAGTGAATAGGTTAAATCTTGAGGGCCACAATGAAGTGTCAACACCTTGCCAGTATATTGGATTAGATGTTGTGTTAAACTCATCCTCAAACTCAAATAAATAGTAAGCATTTGATAGTGTTGTGACCTCAGTTAAAGTCAGCACAAAGCTATTTGTTGAGTCTTTCTCAAGATATATCATACCTATATTGTACTACAAGAATTTTTTAATTAAAAAAAAGCCTTACATTTCTGCAAGGCCTCTTTATCTATGGAGAAGAATAGATTATGGAGCTGGTGTAATTAAAGTAGTAACTACAGACTCTTCAATTTGGTAAGCTAAAAATTCATTCTCTGCTAAAAGAGTAATTGAATATTTACTACCATCTGCACGAGCTGTACCAGAGCCTTCACCAGTTGCAGTCAACTGCAAGTATGGGAAAAACCAGTATAAGCCATTTGCATCTTGTACAATACCACTTAAGTATTGCTGACCTGAGCCTAACACCTTGATAGCACTAGACTTAACTGACTCACGTCTGTGAAACATCAAGTTAATAGTCTGAGTAACAAAAGAAGAGCCATTGATTAAGTCAATGTTTGACTCCTCAGTGTAGCTTGAAGTGTTGCGTCTGAATTCAAACTCAATAAATGGATCAGCTCCACCTACTAAGTCTAAGTTATCAATTAAGTAGTCATCACCAGCATCAACTGTCAATGAAGTCATGTCAACATTATCTTGTTGATTGACAAAGAATTTATAGATACCCCCAGTATTGTTGTCACAAGACTTTTGTATCGTTTGAAGTGCATCACATGCCATGTTTTTTTATGTTTTAAAGGTTAAAAATAGGGAGGCATTGCTACCTCCCAATACTAAATATTACGCTTCATCAAAACATACACTGTATACAACAATCTCAGAAGGGTTTGTATAGTGGAAACCAGCTTTCATGTTAGCACGAGTTCTTAAGTATGGCTCAGCAACTGAGTCAGACAAGTTAACTGCTTTCAAAGCCTTAGAGTCACCTTCAGCGTCAAATGCGTATACTAGGTTGTTTTTCAAAGTCAATACAATAGTGTTGTCAGGCATACCTTCACAAACTACTACATTGATACCTAAGAAAGTCAAGCCTAATGGTAAAGTCACATAAGTTTGTGTGTTACCTTGTGCTGCTTTCAACTCATAAGCATTAGCTACATTTGTTGATACATACAATCTTAATTCTGATTTTTTGCGTACAATTGAAGCTG